AAATCGAAGGTGGAATGGTAGGTCAATACAATCCTTCAATTACGCAGCGTTTAAATAACCTAACTGAAAAGACTGACATTACAACCGACGGTAAAGGAATCAACGAAATAAAGGTCAATATCATAAAACCAAGTGACACAAACACGAACGAATTGTAAATGCATCTACGGGGTAAGTATAACCAAAGTGTGCAAAATGTAAGCAAATGGAGTTAAATTCAACAATTATCTTTGAAAAGAACTATAACGCACTTCAACAAAACGGGGTGCGTTTTATCATTAATGAGGGTGGTTCACGTTCAAGTAAAACATATTCTCTTTGTCAATTACTAATCGTATACAGCTTACAAAATCCTCAAAAGGTAGTTTCTATAATCAGAAAGACTTTTCCTGCTTTACGGGCTACGGTAATGCGTGACTTCTTCGAAATCTTAAAAGACTTAGAAATCTATTCACAGGAACGGCATAACAAGTCGGAGCATATCTACACGTTTGAGAATGGTTCGATAGTTGAATTCTTTTCGGTGGATGACGAGCAAAAGATTAGAGGTCGTAAACGTGACGTAGCGTGGTGTAATGAAGCCAATGAATTATTCTACGATGATTTCACCCAGTTGAATATGCGAACCGAGTTTAAATTGATATTTGACTATAACCCGTCTGAAAGTTCAAGTTGGCTTTACGAACTACCAAAAGACGAAAGCACGTTAATCAAATCTACCTATCGTGACAATCCGTTTTTACCTGAAAGCATTAAGAAACAAATCGAGGATTTAAAACGAACCGACGAAGCACTATATCAGATTTACGCACTCGGTGAAAAGGCTATAAGCAAATCAAACATTTATTCAAACTGGACTTTCTTAAACCATCGACCATCTAAGTTCGTTAACTACGTTTATGGGTTAGACTTCGGTTATAATCACCCTACGGCACTCGTAAGGGTTTATTGGGTGGATAACGATATCTTTATTGAAAAGGTGATTTACGAAAGCTATTTGACTACAACAAACCTAATTGACAAAATGAATCAGTTAGGCGTAGAAAAACACGTTACGATATTAGCTGACTATTCACGTCCTGAAATAATAGCTGAAATGAATAACGCTGGGTTTGACGTTCAAAACGCAAATAAGGTCGTTAAAAAAGGAATTGATAACATTAAAACGTTCGGGGTATATTGTGAGGATTCTAAAGAAATCAAAAAGGAATACGATAACTACAAATGGAAAAAGGTAGGCGACATAATCACGGACGAACCTATCAAATTATTTGACGATGCTATGGATGCTATTCGTTACGCTGTTACTCATATCAGACAAGAATACTACACGGATGATAGTTACTTTGCGTTCTAAACAAAAACACGAAAAAAATTAATATTGGTATGGCTTACCGCGAAAGACAAAAGATTAGTCAAATGACTCCGAAAGGAGCAGATGTTGAAGCTACGGATTTATTTGAAGTTAGTACGTTAGTTAGTGGTTCGTATGTCACTAAGTCAATGACGGGCGATGAGTTAGTATTGAATTCATTAAGTGGTTATGTTCCTTACGTTGGAGCGACACAAGATGTTGACTTAGACACGAACAAATTAAGCGCACGTTCAATTTATATTGAAGGAACTGGAGGAGACGGACATTTGCATATGAAGCATCAAAGCGCAGATGCTACGGCTACAGGTCAATCAACTGCATTATGGGCTGATACAAATGGCGATATCAAATGGAAAAACGACAATGATTATAAGACCACTTTAAAAACTTCTTCAAACACAGCTGATAGGGTTTATACCTATCCCGACGAAGATTGTACTTTAGCACCTCGTGAAGTTACAAACGTTACTTATACGGCTGCTTTAACAACTTTACAATTAAGCGACATTTATAAACTGCTTAGATTGAATGTAGGTTCTGCAAACGATTTAAGAATCCCTACAAATACACTTGTACCTTTTCCAATAGGAACGCAGATTATTTTGGTTCAATACGGAACGGGACAAACAACGGTTACCACTTCGGGTGGTGTTACATTGCGTTCAAGTGGTGGAAAGACGAAAATAGCTGCTCAGTATGGAATGGCAACTTTAATAAAGATAGATACCAATGAATGGGTATTAGGAGGAGATTTAACAACTTAAAATAAAAAATAGATGGCAACAAATTTAATGGGTGAATTGGTAGCAAATAAAGGAACGTTTATTCTAAACAATACGAACGAATACACGGGAGTAATTGACGCTATTGTAGTTCTTGAGGATACGGTTTTCAATGCGGTTAAAATAGCAGGAACAGACGTAAAGACGAATTATATCGGAACACCTGCAACTGCTGTAAAAGCAGGGGCTATTCTAACACCAAAAGCTGATTTAAAATTCAGTGGTGTAGATTTAACATCAGGTAGTGTAGCACTTGTTTTAGGATAAAATGTATGGATACGGAAATAGTATGTTCTTAGCAACGCACGGAATTTTAGCAAGAAGCGCAAGTGGTGGAGGATTCACTAATCAATACTCTTTATTATTTGATGGGGTTGATGAGTACGCAAAAGGGTCAACTACATTTAATGAGTTAAACGGTACAAATAAATTTACTTTGTCAATGTGGGTTAAACCTACTAATTTAACTACAAGTAGGATTTTATTTCATATTCCAAGAAATACAACTTCAAGCAATTCTCAGGTTTTAATTTGGTTAAGAACAACGGGACAGTTAGATATTTCAGTAAGTGCAGTAACTTCATTTTGTCGAAGTAATACAGGTGTTATAACGGCTGGTGTTTGGAATCATATCTTAATTTGTTTTGATTTATCTCAGGGTACACAAGCTAATAAAATAAGACCATTTGTTAATGGAGTAGATGTTTATAATACAGCGAATGCATTGGGAACAACTTTCCCTGTTTCAAGTGGTGAAATTTGGGTAGGTGAAGACTCAAATGGATATCAAGCTCCTATATTAGGAAATGTTGATGAGGTTGCAATTTGGGGAACTGACCAACGTGCAAATGCAGCTGCTATTTATAACAGTGGCGACCCGTTTGATTTATCAACTTTGGCTGCGCCTCCAACGCATTGGTGGAGAATGGGTGATGATGATTCTTGGAGTGGTTCGCAATGGTTGCTTAATGACAATATAGGTAGCTATGATTTAGGTTCTATTAATATGGAAAATGGTGATCGAGTTACAGATGTTCCTTAATTTAAGAATATGACAGACACATACGCAATAATAGATATTAATGACTTATTGAAAGTGGATTTTAATCAGGTAGGTCAAACGAGTGCGGATACAGTTAGAAAGTCTTTGGATAATTCTAAATTTGTTTTGAAATGGGAACAAACACCTACTTTTATAACAGATGGAACAATAATTCCTTTGCAGATATTGACTCATTCTGAATGTTTAGATTTAATGAATACTCCTGAATGGAGTGAAATAATAAAATAATGGCATTAACTTTAATAGCGAGACCACAGGACATAACACCCGCCTACAATCCAATAAAATGGATTATAGATTCTAACATAAAGAACTATGATGGCTTTCGCTATGTCTTTAAAGTTAAAGATGACGCGTTAAATGTAATTGCTGAATATCGTGTTTTACCAACTTACGGAAACGGATATGGTGAACAAGATTTATCTAAACTTCTAAGCAACTATGTTAGCTTTGACTTAGATACGACTTCAACAAATTACTACGCTGCAAACAATTCATTTTATGTTTATCGCTTAGAAACTGGCGAAGAATATACAACGGGTGTAAACTATACAAACACGCTTGTAAATAGTTCGGGAAACGTAAGAATAAACGTAGCAAATAGCTTTGTAGGAGGTGATAGAATAAACATCCAACAAGATGATAATGGAGTGGCTAATCCTTACTTAGAAGGGTTGTTTACTATTTTAAGCGCAACAAGTACATATATCGTAGTTGATTCGCTTTGGTCACTTGTAACGGATGCAAATATAAACGGAACTATTACCTATGCTGATAATCGCAAAACCTATGTTTCGGGTACTTCATACCAAGCAACTATTTTCAATGGTGTGTTTAGATGGTTAGATTTTCCAACGTTTGATTATACTGATTTCAGTTTAACGGCAAACACGAAAAGATGGCTCACAAACCAACCTACAACCTTTTATAGTACGTTAGGTCAAGATATCTATTTAAACGTCTTAAATCCAACGGGAAGTCCTGATTATGTTATTTTCAAGAATTCCAACGGGGAATATTTTTATAAAACAATTTCGGGAACTGCTACTGGTTATCAAATCGCAGTTGGCGCGAATAATTACGGGGTGTTGACTCCGATAGGTGCTGCGACTTTGCCAATGATAAAAACGGATACTACATATTACGATGTGTATTATTCGAACGCAAACACGGGAACACCTGCTGAAAGGTCATTGACTTATAGAATAAACTTAGACACAAGGGTTCAAATTTCTGAATATCATTGTTTGTTTTTAGATAGGTTAGGTTCATTTAGTTCTTTTGCTTTTCAGCTTAAAAACTACGAACGTGGTGAAGTTACACGAGACGAATATAACCAAGATGTTACAGGTTATGTAAATACTTCTTTAACTCCCGACCAATGGACGTACAACACTATAGAAAACGGCTTTAAAACGTTTAACACGAACGTAAGAAAAACAATCGAGTTAAACACGAATTGGATGACTGAAGAAATGAACCGTTATTTCGAAGAGTTAATCACATCACCACAAGTTTATTTGAAATTAGCTTCGTACACAAACACGGAAAACTGGCTTTATCCTGAAGATGAGGGGGGATGTCCTTTAAGAATTCCTGAATCAACTTTGTATCAACCAGTAATCGTCACAAACACGAATTACGAAGTTTACCAACAAAGAAACAAAAACCTAATTAAACATTCTATAGTAGTTCGTTTAGCAAATCAAGATAATATCAATGGTTAGGATACAAATTGAAACGGGTTATTTAGATGTCAAAGAAGGAACTAACCTACCACTTAATTTTCAAGTAGGCGATATACGCGATTTAACACAACGTAAGGGGACTTTCTCAAAGACTATAACACTAAGTGGCACAAAGAACAATAACCTTCTTTTAAACAACTATTACGACGTAAATGTAACTGAAGGAACGTTTAGCATAAACACGTTAACAAAATGTTCTATTCTACAAAATGGGATTCCAATTGTTACCGATGCTTTGCTTCAATTGGTCAACGTTAAAAAAGTTCAATTAACTGATGCCTACGAACAAGGTGTAGAATATGAAGTTTTAATTCGTGATTCACAAGCAGAATTCTACACGGCTATAACCAATCTTGAATTAACTGATTTGGATTTTAGCGATTGTAACCACGAATTTAGTATAACGGCTATAACGGATTCTTGGAATCACACACAAAGCGACCACTATAAATATTTAATGCCGTATAATGACACGCCAAATTATACGATTAACCATTTCAAACCTGCTATTTACGCAAAGTCTTATTTTGATAGGATATTTGCAAATAGTGGATTTACATATTCTTGGTCAAGTTTACAAGCTGCGCATTTCGACAAGTTGTTAATTCCTTATAATGGCGATGTCAATAACTTTGATTATACGGATTATAGGGTAACAGCAGACACAACTTTTTTAAGTTCATATGTTCAACCTAATCCAGGTTTAAACCAATCATTTACGCAACAAATAACAACTTGGACTGAAACGCTCGATGTACAAAGTTTATTTAACCCAACTTTAGGGGAATATTCAGCACCATTTAACACGGATACGGCACAAGGTCAAACATATACGTTTAGCTTTATTTACGCATACGAAATAATTTTAGATAACGCAAGCACTTCACCACCTGCCACGGCATATTTAAAGGTTCAAGACCCTGCAACTTTACTATATCAAAACGCAGAAATAGAATATATTTTACAATTCGAGTTATTAGTTAATGGTTCGGGTGTTGGATTTGTTCAAGCTATCGATGTTGCTCACGTTGGTGATGGAGTTACAAGCTATAGTATACCCGTAGGCACTACTTCGGTTTTAAGTGCTTCGGGAACTACTACTATTCCTATCCCTATAAACATAACGGCAACGGATATCGTAGAAATTCAAGCAGGGTTATATGTTAATTCGTTATATAATAACACGATTGAGGCTGTTTGGCGCGATACGAATGCTACTACAGGAGGTTCAAACGTTCAAGTTAATCCACAAGTTGACTTTAGTAGTTTAAAAGTAGACATTGTTCCATCTAACAACATTCAAATAATTACGGGGGTTCAACTTGTTAATCAATTTATTCCGTTAAAAATTAAACAATCGGATTTCGTAAAGGCTATTTTCCAAATGTACAACCTTTACGCCTACCCAAACACGAACCAACCTAACGAACTTATATTAGTTCATCGTGATGAATGGTATGATTCAGGAGCAGAAAAAGATTGGTCAACTAAACTTGCTAAAAACCAAGAACAAGAACTAATCTTTTTACCTGATTTAAGCAAGAAGAAATTAAAGCTAACTTATAAACCCGATACGGATTCACCAAATGTAGTTTACACACAGGCAACTGCAGAAACATACGGGCAATTAGAATATACTTTTGATAACGAATACGTCAAAGACACGGACACAAAAGAACTATTATTCTCACCTACTCCCGTAAGTAAAACTTCGTTTGATGCTTACCTACCAATGATAAACGGAATAGCGCCAAACACGAACATAAGAATCCTTTATGACGTAGGTTTAACAACTTGCCAACCTTTTAATATATACGAACAAGGAACAACGGGAACAACAGGATTAACAAGCTATCCACAAACAGGACATTTTAACGATGCATTAACTCCAACTTTCGACATTAACTTTGGTGTTTGTGATTATTACTTCTATCAAACAGCTGTTCTAACAAATAATAACCTTTATAACTTATACTGGCGAAGAACCGTTAATCAAATCAATGTAGGTAAAATGCTAATCGCTTCGTTTCATTTAAATGAAGCTGACATTCAGACGTTAAAACTTAACGACAAAATACGAATCGATAATAGTTGGTGGAATATCAATAAGGTGATTGATTATAACGCTAACAATGAGGTTTTAACAAAAGTCGAATTAATAAGCATAGATACTGAAATCGAACTTGCGAATTTTCCTATAACCAATCCACGACCAATTGGAGATATTTTAACAGCTTCAGGAATAGCAGAAATAAACGACCAAATTAAAAAGCAATCTAACGTAAATTTAAGCGAAGGTAACTTTCAAATATTTGGAAAAGGTAATGTAGTTCCAAGTGGTTTAAAAGGAATCGTTATAGGCGATAATCAAAACGTAACTGAAGATGGAATAACAACGAACAATTTAACGATTACTGAAACGATAAATGGACAACCCGTAAACACGATGCTACCTATTTATCAAAAATATGTAGCTTTAATAAGTCAAACGGGAATAAACCCACCTACGGCTACAATTTTAGAAAACACAATCGGAGATATTGTCTTTAATTATAATGGAATCGGTGATTATGATATGGTTTTAGCAGGTGCTTTTTTAGCTAATAAAACTTGGGTTGTTGGAGGTTCTGCAGATATAAACGCTGGTGGTGGTGATTTTGCTACATTAGATATAAGACGTGTAAATAATAATACAATTATATTAAGAACATACGACAATTTTACAGCAGCAGACGATATGCTTGTAAACACGGCAATAGAAATAAGAATTTACCCATAACGATATGAATGAAATAGAAGTTCCTTTAAAGATAACGGGCATAGGTGCAATTAAAAAAGAATTGCGCGAACTAAAAGGCGAAATTGCTAACGCTACGGATTCAGAATCTATTGCAAGATTATCGCAAAGGGCAGGGGAATTAAAAGACCAACTTGCAGACGCAAACGAACAAGTTAACATTTTTGCTTCGGGTTCTAAATTCGAACAAGTTAGTAACGGATTAGGCTCGATTAAAGATTCTATAATGTCTTTGGATTTTGCTGAAGCTGGTCAAAAAGCAAAGCTATTAACTACGGCATTAAAAGGAATTAACCCTGCAGAATTCGCAGCACAATTTAAAGGATTTGGACAAGTTATTCTTTCTTTAGGTTCTGCAGTTGGTGTAGCTATGAAGCAATTTATAGCCTTTGGAATATCATTACTTGCGAATCCTATCTTTTTACTTGTTGCAGTTATTACGGCTATCGTTGTAGCAGTTATTTTGTTACTGAATAAAATGGGAATTCTAAAAAAGGTCATTGACTTTTTAATGAAACCAATTTACGATTTAATCCAAGGCTTTAAAGATTTAACGGATTGGTTAGGATTGACAAGTTTTGCAGCTGAAGAGAATGCAGCTAAGATGTTAGAAGCTAACGAAAAGGTTATGGAAAGTTCCAAAGAACGTCAAGAAACGCTTGTTGGAAACTATGACTATGAAATTAAAATGGCGAAAATCTATGGTCAAGAAACTTTAGATTTGGAGTTAGCCAAAAGTAAAGCGATAGGAACGGAAGCAAAAAAACGTTTAAGCGCAGCAGAAAAAGCATTACAGGCACAACAAAAACTTGGTGAAGATGCTGACAAAGAAACTATCAAAAAATTAAAGACTCAAATAAAAGAAGAAAACGCGTTAATAAAAGAACAAAGACGCGAACGAAATCTATTAGTAGCACAGGACTCGGTAGAAAAACAAGAACAAGCTAAAAAGGAATTAGAAAAACAAAAAGAAAACAACGAAAAGATAGCTAAGGCTAATAAAGAAGCAGCCGATAAACGAAAGGCAGCAGAAAAGAAATTTGCTGAAGATAGGTTAAGCGCACAAAGAACAATAGCAGATTTAGAAATCGCATTAATCAAAGATGATTCAGAGCGTGAAATCGCAACGATTAACGAAAAGTACGTCCGACAAATGCAGGATTTACAAAAAAACGAAAACTTAAACGCACAAGAAAAAAGCCGTTTAGCCGAACTTTATAGACAACAGTTAGAAGCAGACCTAAAGAAACAAGAACAAACCGAAATAGACGCTGAAAAAGCTAAACAACAAAAGCTAAATGATTTAATAAAAGCAAACCAAGAAGCACAGCAACAAGCTGAAGAAGATTATTTCGAGCAATATAGACTTCAAGTAATGTCCGAACAAGGGCGCGAAGTTGACGCAGTTAATTCAAAATACTTTCAGTTAATAGCAAAAGCAGAACAATTTGGCTTAGACACAAAGATTTTAAAAGAACAACAAGAAAAAGAACTTGCCGACATCGCTAAAAAATACGCAGACAAACAAGCTAAAGACGCGTTAGAAGCAGAAAATAAAAAACGACAAGCGCAATTAGACACGGCAAACGCTGCGTTAAAACTTGCTGAAGATACAAATAAATCAATTCAAGCTGTAGGAGACATCGCGTTCCAAGCTAAAATGGCAAAGGTTAAAAAAGGTAGCAAAGAAGAAGAAGAGTTAGCTAAAAAACAATTTAAGTTTAATAAAGCTATGCAACTTTCAGGAGCGATAATAGACGCAGGAAAAGCAATTACGGCTTCTTTAGCTGCATCACCTTTAACTATCTTAGGAGTTCCAAGCCCAGGTGGAATCGCTGCACTTGTTGCAACGGCTGCAACTTCAGCTGCTAACATTGCAAAGATAGCTTCAACGCAATTCACGTCAACGAGTGGTGGGGGTGGTGGTAACCAACCGACAATAGGTTCTGCTTCTTCGTCATCTACAACGGGAACGGCTACACCTGCATTTAACTTGTTTGGAGCAGGTAACGATATGAATAACGTAGGTGGTTCACAAACACAACAAACCGAAATAACAGTTAATGCCGTAGTTAGTGAAACCGAACTAACAAACACTCAAAATAAAATAGCTAAAATAAATCAAAACGCGACACTATGATAAGTTACCAAAGTTTAATAAATAAGATTATTGATTTCTACGATAATCATTTACAAGTTAAAAAAGTAGGTTCTGACTTTCGGGAGCAGTTAGAAAACTTTGCAACTAAAGACGAGAAATATCCTTTAGTTTATATTTGCCCTGTGGATGCGTTACCGAGTGAAATGGGATTCACTACCGAAATAAATTTAGAAATCTATTGTTTTGATATTATACAAAAAGACCGAGCAAACATAAACGTAATTTTAAGCGATTGCCATTTGATATTAAACGACCTTTACAACTGGTTTATAAACTCGGACGATTATAGCTTTGATATTGTAGGAATTCCAACTATGACTCCTTTAAATAATGACTTATTGGATTATGCTGCAGGTTGGGTTATGACTATAACTTGTTCGATAAATAACTACACGGATTGTCAAGTTCCCGAACAAATCGGTGATTAAAAATAATATAGAATATGCCTGACAAAGAATTTAAGTTAAAGTACAAGATTAGAAATAAAGCTGCTAACGTTTTAAGAAAGGTTATCAAAGAAGATGCTTTAATAGATACTGGAACGCTTTACGAATCAATCCGTATTAACGCTAAATTCACTACGGAAGGTAATCTTAGAATTGAAATTCTTGCTGCTTATTACTTTGGATTTCTAAACAACGGAACAATAAGCATAGAACCTTACAACTTAGTTAGACAATTCAACAAGCGTTTAGAAAGCGAAGGTATAATCTCCGAAATGTACGCGCAATATATTGAATGGCTATCGGGTAAATATCCACTTGTTCAAGTTGCTGGAATGTTGCGTAAAAAGCAAAATGTAATCTACGACTTTAACCCACTATTTGGAGAATTTTGGGGAGCATTGGATTATTAGACGTTCAACTCTTTTCGCATTCCTAAAAAGTTAAATACAAGTATTAACGGAAGGTCACAAACAGCGTGAAACTTAGTTAAATCTTCGTTGCATAAATGCCATATAAGTTGTTCCCATCCCCATTTCTGCTGTTTCTTTTCTTCTTCAACAGCTTTTAAATCTTCAGCATCCATATTAGAATCTATTTCGAAGTCATCTTCATAGCTTTCGGTCATTAGGTTTTTATATTGGTCAATAAATCCTTCACGAAATTTGATATATTCAGGAAGCAAACCAAAGACATCCGTAACTGGATAATCTAAAAACCAATCTAACCTATCACTTGAATGATAGTTATAAGGTTCTAACGTTTCATCACCCCATTCATTAACACGAACGCGCCTATAAAGAATAGCAACGATATTAGGTAGCTTTAAAATGTAGTTATCCGAGAAATAAGATTCTAAACTTATGAATTCACCTAACGTTATTTTGTTAAATGGCTTTAATTTATATTTGTCAAGTTCGGATTTATAGTTTTTAGGTGGTTCATCCCGTATAAATTTAACTGATAATAGTAGTTCTTCAAGTTCATCTATAGCCAGTTCTTCAATATCTTCAGGATAACAATCTAACAACGTGCAAAGAACGTCTATTTGATAGTTAAAAACCCCATCTTCATCCGACAGGGTTTTAAGTTCTATAAATGTTTCAATCGTTATTTGATTCCACGCTTTCGGCAGCTTGTTTTTTAGCGTGTTCAGAGATTGTTGTTGTGACATAATTTAAATAAGGGATTGCAATTTCAGCAGGTTGTGTTCTAAATAACTTTGATTTGTGTTTTAAATGTGCGTTATCGTAGTGTTCCGTATTGCTTAGGTCAGTTCGTTTAAACATCAAAGCCATTATGTCAGAAACGGAATGCTTGTTTTCTTTAACAATCATTTTCTCGATTAGCTTTGTGTCTTTTACTGATAGTTTTAATTCAGCTTTGTAAGTGAATCCGTCTATTTCTATTTCACCGATTGGGTCTTTAGGTTCATAGTTATCCGTATTGAATTCTTTTGTCTTTTCTACGAAATATTTAAAATCATCCCATTCATCCTCTTCAACCCCTACCACTTCAAAAACTTTAATTTGCTTTTCTATGTTATCGAGTTCTTTGTTGTTATGAATGTTAGATATCTTTTCAAATTCTTCGATAGTTATTTCATTCATCTTGTTGGCTATTTGCCGTCCTAATACTTCAATCATATTTATAATTTTTGAACAAATATAAATAAAATTTAATATAGGCATATGACTAAAGATTTACCAATCTATAAAATCACTATTGAACCCGAATATTCCGATGGCGAGGATTTAGGAATAGAGCAAATCGCTTTTACTTCTAATCCTGCTATCAAAGTAAAAGGGATGGCATTTAGTCAATCGCAAAAACTATTGTTTGCAGATGACCTAAAATATCGGATAACTGCGCCTGCTATGATTCCAATGGAGATTTATAGAAGGGATGATGAGAGTGGTGAATATTACGTTCAATTTAGTGAAGAGGTAATAGAACAAATCCACGTTAAGTTTATGCAGGATTTAAAGAATCGCGATATCTTCAATTTAGAACACGACCAAGCGCAAATGGTTCCTGCTTTTATTCTTGAATCTTGGATAGTTGAAAACCCTAAAGAAGATAAAGCATTTAGCACGTTTGGAATTGAAGTTCCTAAAGGTACGTTAATGTTAACGGCTCAAATCACGGATAAAGAATATTACAACGAGTTAGTAAAAAACGAACAAATCGGATTTTCTATCGAAGGGTTTTTAGGATTGAAATTAAGTAATCAAATAAAACAAAATAATATGAACAAATTACCTGATGGAGAGCATCTAATCGAAGGTAAAATCTACGTCGTAAAAGGTGGAGAAATTATCGAGATTAAAGACGCTCAAAAAGAAGAGGTTGCAATGGAGGATACTGTTGTCGAAGAAAACGTGACAACGGAAACCGAACCAATTGACGAACAACCCGAGCCTGAAGAACTTGCAAAAGAAGAAGAGGTTAAAGAAGAAAAAATGGCTGTTGACGTAGCTACGGATGCAGAGGCTGTTTTGGCTATCGTTACTCCAGTTCTTGAAGAGCAAGTTAACAACCTATTAAAAATTATTGCTGACTTAAAAACTCAAATGGAGGAAATGTTAGCAGAAAAAGAGGAGGAGGAAGTTGAATTGAAATCGGAAGTAAAAATGTCAATAGCCGAAAAATTCAGTGCATTAAACAAATTAAGTAATAACTAAAAATCAAATAAAAACAAAAATGGAAAGAAAATTAAAATTTGACTTGGACATCGAAAACAACGCTTTATTGTGTCCTAACCCTAACGAGTTTTATTCTCGTGCTTATTTAACAGCTGATGTAGCTGATACATACCGTGCTTTGCCGGGTATTAAATCAAAAACTAAATTAGCTAACGTAGCTTTCGGTTCAATCCTTAAGGCTTCAACTTGTAACTTCGAAGCACCAACTGATACTTTGGACGCTATCGAAATCGACGTTTGTGCATTCTCTGCAATGGCTCAAATTTGTCAATTCGATTTAGAGCAGTCTTTTGTTGCTTTGCAAATGACTCAAGGTTCTAATGGTGATTTCTCCGTAGCTTCTTTTATGAACTACTATTGGGGTGAAATGGCTAAGCAAATCGAAGAGGATATCGAATTAATTAGATGGCAAGGTGACACAACAAGCGAAAACCCACTTTTGGCTTTGTGTGATGGTTACTTAGTTAAACTTTGTGGTGATGCTGCTAACTTGGCATTTACAGGTGGTGGTGCTGTAGACTCTACAAACGTTCTTGACACATTGAATTCAGTAGTAAATGGTCTACCTGCTTCAGTTCGTTTCAAGAAAACTGACTTAAGAATCCGTGTTTCTTCTAATGTTGCTGCTGCTTACGAACTTGCTGCCGCTTCAGGAAACACATTAACGTATGTTTCTGCTCCACTTCAATCAACTTACTTAGGAATTAAAGTTGTAGTTTGTGAAGGTATGCCTGATAATACAATCGTAGCTTCTTTGAAAGACGATTTAGTATACGCATTTGACGCTGAAGGTGATTCTAAAGCATTGAAAGCTGTTAACTTGACTGACACTGTTGCAGAGCCTTATATCCGTACACGTGCGAATGTAAAAGCTGGTTTCTACTATACAAACCCTGCTCAAATTTCAGTTTGGTCAGCTTGTTTTGACTAATCAAAAATAAATAATAACGGGGGTGTAAAAACCCCCTATTTAAATAACTAAAAAAAAATATATACTTATGTCGTGTGAAGCACTTGAATCCATAGTAAAGAGTTGCGATAACAACTCTGGAGGGATTTACAAAGTATGGATTAATCAACAAGATAACATAACAGGCATTTCGCTTGATAACGTGTTAACTTGGACGATTGACCAAATTACTTTGAATGACCCTTTAAATACATATACTGAATTCGAAATCCGTCGTAATACGGGTTCTTATACTGAAGAAGCAGCTATTGACCTTGTTAATGGTTCTTCTTATTACACTCAAACCATTACTTTAATGTTCCATAGACGTGACCAATCTAAGTCACAAGCTATTAAAGTTCTTGGAGCAGGACAGCAATACTTGAACGCTATTGTTCAAGATGCTAACGGAAAGTATTGGTACTTCCCTTATTTGCAATTAACTGGAGCGTCAGAAGGTTCGGGTACAGCCCGTGCAGATGGTAGTAAATACCAAATTATTTTGACAGCAGAAAACGAGTTTTTGGCATATGAGGTTTTAGAAAGTGTAGTTCAATCAGTAATCTGATAACAACTTTCTCCAAGCAAAAATTAGCATCCTTCGGGGTGCTTTTTTTTTAAACAAAAAGACGAACTAACTTAATATAGTTGTGATATACATAAACAAAGACGAGGTAAATAATATAGTGTTAACGCTAAGCGAGGTTAGTACGCTTACAAATCCTTATTATTTGTTCGTGTTTCAAAACGAAATGAATCCCGAAAGCACACCTATTCTATTTTCAACGGCTGATATTTCGGCATATCCTGAAAGGTTTAACCAATTTGAGTTAGATGAACCAGTAGACGTAGAATTAATGAAGGGACAATACTCATACTCGGTTTATGAATCACTAATCCCACCAACATCCATTGAAGATACTACAGGCGAAGTAATCGAAGAAGGTCGAATGGTTGTTTCGGGTGCTATTGTAAATTCAATTTATGACTAATTATGGCTTGGTACGATATATTTAAGCAAAGTGAAAAAAAGAATATTGAAGTTGTGGAGGGCTATCATAGTTTTTCTACACCTTTTTATAAAATTGGTGGTGCAAATCTTGCATTACCTTATGTAAATGGACGCTATCAAGTCGCTGGATACATTCCTTTTGGTCAAGATAACCTTTATCCTGAAACATTAAACCAAATGTATTATAGTTCACCTTTGCACGGAGCAATTGTAGACTATAAAATGAACGCAGTAATCGGTGGAGGGTTTACAATTCAAACTGAAAAGCTAACAAACGAAGAGAAATTAGAATTATACGCTTTTGAAAAGAAGATTAAGCTAAAGAAAATTGCTCCGATTGTAACAAAGCAGTTAATTATTCACAATAGAATATACTTTAAATTGTGCTTTTCAGATAAAGGAAAGTTAACGAAAGTAGAAAATCTATCACCCGAAAAATTAAGACGCTCTAAAGACGGGAAAACGTACTTTATATGTGAAGATTGGGCATCGAGAATAGATGTTTTTGAAATTACACCCTATCACCCACTAAATAAAGACTACGAACAACTTTATATTTACGAGTTGCCGTGTATCGGACAGGACTATTATCCATTACCACAATATTCAAGCGCGTTAAACTTTGCTTTTTTAAGTGGTGAACTTAGCTACTTAGCTAAATCAAACATTCAAAACGCTGTTTTTCCTTCTTTTGCTATGATGTTTCCTAAGCGTCCACAAAGCGAAGAAGAAAAGAACGTGTTAAGACGTACCATTGACAAGTTAAAAGGCGCAGAAAACGCAGGTAAAGCCGTTGCATTCTTTGCTAACTCACCCGAGCAAATGCCAAAGATTGAAAGTTTACCTACGAATTCAAATGATAAACTATTTCAAGAGGCTTCAGCGTTAAACACGGAGCAAATATGTTTCGCTCACACTATCGACCCTATACTAATGGGGGTTAGAACTACGGGTGCTTTGGGTTCGGGTTCTGATATCAAACAAGCGTATGTGATATTTGAAAAGAACGTAGTTAAACCATTACGCGAAATCGTCCAAGATATCTTTAACGAATTGCTACACATCGCAAAGGTTAAAGGCGAGTTAGTTATTAATAACTTTCAAATCATTAATGAAACGATTGTTGAAGTTGAAGAAAGCGCATCTAAAACAAGTGATGCTTTAAATTCTTTGAGTCCTTTAGTAGCTACGAAAGTTCTCGGTTCTATGACACCAAACGAGATTCGTGCTTTAGCATCGTTGCCACCGATTGAAGGAGGTGATATTGTGCCAAGTAATAACCCTGAAACACCAGTTGAATAATGCTTTACTTTATAACTGAAAACTACCTAAAGACGAACACCCCTATAACGGCAAACGTAGATGTTACGGACGTGACACCTTACATAGCTACACAAGCGCAATTAAGGGTAATGCCAATTTTAGGAACAACATTTTTTAATTATATGCTGAATGTGTATAACACACAAACGGCAACAAACGACGAAGAAACGCTAATTAAATTTATTCAACCTATTGTGGCTTGGCGAAGTGCTGAAGATGCTGTTTTCGGTTTGACATACCAACTTAAAAATAAAGGTTTACAATTACAAAATGGGGATTTTTCAAGTTCCGTAAGTAGAAATGAAGTTGCTTTCGGAATGGAACACTACGCACAAAAGGCTGCGTTCTTTGAACAAAGATTAATTAAATACCTAATCAAAAATAAAAATCTTTATCCTGAATTTATTTCTGAAACAAATAAGGACACGGATTTACGACCTATGATTGAATGTCACGGATGTAGTGGATGTTGCGATGGTCATTGTAACTATGAAAATGGAAACGGATATAATACTCAAATTTTAATACTGTGATTGATTTAAACAAAGTTTTTGAAATTATTAAGAAGCAAGGGGCTACAGGAGTTCTTGCGTTATGGTTATTCTACACACATACGGAAGTGCAGGAACTAAAACATCGTTTATATGACTGCTATGGCAAAAGTAATAACACGGCTACAAGACAAATTTCTGACACTACTAATTTTGCTGTTTTACCAAAAGACGAACTAAACGAAGTTGAATGAGTTACGACTGGTTAAAAGAAGAGAAAGCACCACGAATATTGGTTCAAGCTGTTAGGCAACTTGGAGTTAAAGAGATTGTTGGCAAAGAACATAATCCAATTATATTAGGGTGGGCGAAAGAACTTAAATTAGCGAGTGTATATAATGCCGATGAAATAGCTTGGTGTGGTTTGTATATAGCATACTGCGCAAAGATGGCAGGATTAGACGTAGTAGATAAACCATTGTGGGCTTTAAATTGGGCTAAATGGGGAACGGAAGTAAGTGAACCAATGTTAGGCGATGTATTGACGTTTAAACGCAAAGGTGGTGGACACGTTGGAATTTATGTAGGTGAAGACGATACCTACTATCACGTTTTAGGAGGTAATCAAAACAATTCAGTTAGCGTTTCACGTATCGCAAAAAGCAGATTATTTAAAGCACGAAGAACGGCTTGGAAAGTTGCACAACCTACCAGCGTTCGTAAGATTAAATTAGAACCAAAAGGAGTAATAACAACAAACGAAGCATAAAATGGCAAAGAAAAAAAAGGTAGATGTTGAAATTCAGGTGAATGACGCATCGTTAGAAATCCATAAGGATGAGCAAAACGCTAAAGTTACTTTAGACACAAAGAACTTAGATATTGAAGTCACAAAAACGGATGACAAAGTCGAGGTGAAAGTCGATGCACAAAAGCCGATATTGGGATTTGTAGGAAAAGTTTTAGGAAGATACTTGACTAAGAAATTAAAATAGTATATTTGCAATGCTTTTTTCATAATTGATAGGTTAATTGTTAACGAGAACCCTTACTTCGGTAGGGGTTTTTTAGTTTAAACAAAAAAAAACTGAAAAAAATGTAACCTTATATTATATTAATTAGTATATTTGTCAAAACAATTAAATATTTAAGCTATGAAAAATTACTTTTACGACTTGTTAGACCAAGTCACACCAGCCAACAAAGAACACGAAGAGTTTTTAAAGGTGTTTTCCTTCGGTTTAACGCTATTTCTCGGCACGTTTGGTGCATTGGTATCACTTTTAATTTTAATGCGATGAGAAGGGCTAAAAACACGAAACCAACTTTGATTGAAATAATCAACTATTGGCATGACCAAAAGAAAAAAAACATTGGGCGTTTAAATATGCAACATTATTTAAGAGTTTGCGAAGCTAAAGCATACAATATTAGGTGGAATGAAGATAACCAAAACTGGAGCAGGTTATGAAATATCGTTGGATACGCAGGATAACTCAGAATTATAAGGATAGAACCTACGTTAGTTATGCAGTAAGTATTAACGATAAACATTTATATTCTTCATCCGTGTTGGAGTATTGCGAAGAGTATGTTTTGAAGTACGCACAAAAACACGGAATCAATTACTGTGATATATTAAGAACTGGAAAACATAAAAGAATTAACAATGAAAGCTAAACGAGTAACAATATGTTTTGATTATACTAACTTTGATGTATTAGAATCAATGTTGGAGCGACTAAAAGACGAATTAATGCAAGGCAAAGAATATTTTGAAAGCGATGTTCACGACTGCAACGGAGCGAAAAGGTATCTTCAGTTTATGCAGGAGTATAAGAAAACACGAAATTTTGTAGTAAATAAAAACGTAATAACAATTAAATCTAAAATATGAAACAGGAAGCACGAAATTTAGTAGAACACTTTTGTTTTAAGTTAGGAGTAAGAGACTACCAACAAGCGAAATACTGCGCTATATATCTTTGTCATATGCTGATAACTGAAACGTTAGACGTGAATAGAATAAAGCACTGGAAAGAAGTTGTTAATGAAATCGAGAAATTGTGAGAAGATTATTAATATACAACCCTAAGCAGAAGATTGACTATCGTAAAATAAAGCAATGGAGGGTTCGTGTTAATATATCGAATAATTTTTATAAGAATTTTGAAGAAGATTAGAAAATAATTATTATATTTGTATTCGAGTTCATCCTACATTATAAACTCGTAAAGGTATTATTGACCCTTTGAATGAATGTGAGGTAGGATGCACAGGATTTCAAGGGGTTTTTTTATTTAAAATTTTTAAAAGATGAAATTAACATTTACAATTGAGTTTAACAGAGGTAATGAAGCTACTGTATCAATTTATGAAGAAGAACAAACAGTAACTATTGATTTTGGAGAAGAAGATTATCAGTTTTCTTTTGAAGAATTTGACACGTTAATTAATTTGTTTTACAAATTTAATCGCATTAAAACAATAAAATGAGCGGTTGGATTAAAATACATAGGTCTATAACTAATCATTGGTTATATTCAGAAAAACGAGTTTATAGTAAACTTGAAGCTTGGTATGATATGCTTATAGCGGTTAATTATTCAGATAGTAAAACGCTTATTAAAGGTAAATTATATGAAGTTAAAAGAGGTCAAAGCATAATGAGTTTAGATAGCTGGGCAAAGCGTTGGAGTTGGGATAAATCTAAAGTTAGGCGGTTTTTAAACACGTTGCAAAATGATAACATGATTGAATTAAAAAGCGACACGATAACGACACAGCTAACTATTTGTAATTATGAAAGTTACCAAGGTGAACGAAACGCAGATGAAACACCAGTGAAACGCAAACGAAACGCAGGTGAAACACAAACGACACCAATAGAAGAAAGAAAAGAAGAAAAGAAGTTTATAATACCAACTTTTAACGATGTTCTTGAATATTGTATGCAAAACAATTTAGACGTTGATGGAGTAAAATTTATTAACTTTTACGAGTCAAAAGGTTGGATGGTTGGTAAAAACAAAATGAAAGACTGGAAAGCAGCTATTCGAACTTGGGTAAAACCTAAACAAGAACAAGTTATTGACCCTTTAGTAGAATACGTTAACAAACAATTAGGATTATGAAAGGCGATTCAACACAATACCTGCTCGATTATAAACACGGAAAAATTAAGAAGGGTTATTCAATAGGTTGCGACTTAGATAACCATCTTAGATTTAAACGTAAACAACTTAACATTATTTTAGGTCATGATAACGTAGGTAAGAGTTACTGGATAAATTGGTATTTCTTAACACTTGCAGTAAAACACGAACTACGTTTTTGTATTTGGAGCGGTGAAAATCAAAAAGGTCAAATCTTACGTGATATGATTCAAATGTATTTAGGGCAAAAGTTTACTGAAATTGAAGATTCAAAGATATTAAGCACCGCTACATTTTTAGAACAATATTTTGACTTTATTCCAAACGACAAACTTTACAAACCTACCGAACTTTTAAAGCTATTTAGAGAAAGCGAATGCGATGCTGCCTTAATTGACCCATTTACTGGTTTGGATAGAGCAATGAATTTCGAAGGCAACTATCAATTTTTGAATGAAGCACGGCAATTTGTTAACGAATCAGGAATAACAATTTACATAAACACGCACCCAAATAGTGAAAGCGGAAGGAGCGGTAATTTATATCCTGAAAACCATATGTGGAAAGGTCATCTTAAACCACCATTAAAAGACCATATTGAGGGCGGTAAAGCGTTTCTAAACAGGTGCGATGATATGTTTGTAATTCATCGTTTAATAAAACACGAAACAATGAAATATTACACTATGGTAAACGTAGAAAAAGTTAAAGATTTAGACACGGGCGGAATGCATACGAGATTAGATGAACCAATATTGTGTGAATTTAATAACGGATTAGGGTTTAAAATTAATTCAGTTGACCCGATCAAAAACACGAAACCAATATCAAATAGCTTCCCAACTTCGAAACCCGATATAGTAAACGGAAAAGAATTACTTTCGTTTAGCGAAAAAATGAAGAAAGACGCATTCGAAATGCTGAAACCTGATAACGAAACACCATTTTGAATATTAAACTAAGCAAAAACACGAATAAATGGATGAACTGACTATTATAACAGGCAAAGTAAACTTAGACACTACTTATTTAAAGATTAAACTAAGCCTTGAGGAAATAAAAGAACGTGCTTCAAATAGGCATGACTTAATACATTCAATGGAGCGTAGTTTAGCAGACTTACAACAAGTTAAAATTAGTTACGACGCGATCGAGAAAGAACTAAGAGCAGCATTACAGCAAAACTTCCGACTTGAAAAGCTATTAATGGAAGAAAAGTTTAAAAACAAAGATTTAGAAATTCAATTAAAAATGAAAAACGTAGAATTATGAAGCATAGATTTAATTACAATTGGAATTTAAAAGACGCGGTTTTTACAAAAGACAAAGGAAAAGTGTTTTCGTGTTTTGCTTGTGGTGGTGGTTCAACAATGGGTTACAAATTAGCTGGATTTGATGTTATAGGACATAATGACATTGATAAAAAAATGATTGAAGTTTACAAAGAAAATCACAAGCCTAAATTTAGTTTTCACGAATCAATAACAACTTTTGCAAAACGTAAAGATTTATCAAAGGAATTATACGAATTAGATATTTTAGACGGTTCACCACCTTGTTCGTCTTTTAGTATGGCGGGTAATAGAGAAAAAGACTGGGGAAAAGAAAAAGTATTTAGAGAAGGTCAAGAATTACAAGTTTTAGATACTTTATTTTTTGACTTTATAGATTTAGCAAAAGAATTACAACCGAAAGTCGTAGTAGCTGAAAATGTAAAAGGATTGTTATTAGGAGCTGCAAAAGAATATGTAATTAAAATTTACGATGCTTTTGATAAAGCCGGTTATTATTGTCAACACTTTTTATTAGATGCCTCTAAAATGGGTGTTCCTCAAAGACGAGAACGTGTATTTTTTATTTGTTTACGAAAAGACTTAGCAAGTAAGTTTTTATATTGGCAGGATATGTTTACGGAAATACCAAAACTCGAATTAAACTTTAAGGAACAAGAAATAATTTTTCGTGAAATTTTTGAAAAAGAAAATATTGAAAGAATGTTAACTGGCGCAGCATTAGATTTATGGAATAATAGAATTGAAACTGATATTGATTTAGATAATATTTCAACAAGGCAAGGTAGACCAAATTATATGTTTAATCATAAATTTTTAAAATTATCAAAAGTTTCAAATACAATAATAGCAAATGACATGTGTTGTTTATATGAGGAGCCAAGATATAGAAGTAAAACAGAATTAAGTAAATGTGGTTCTTATCCTTTAGATTACAATTTTTTAAATTTAAAACCTGAGTATTTAATAGGAATGAGTGTGCCGCCTGTAATGACTGCACAAATAGCAACTGAAGTTTATAATCAATGGTTGAGTAAGTTATGAGGTGTAAAAACTGCAAAGAGAAATTTGAGCAAGTTAGGTTTAACCAAAAGTTTTGTTTAGAACCTGAATGCGTCCGTGTTTGGGTAGAATCTGAAAAGGCGAAAGTATGGAAAAAGACGAAAGCTAAAATGAAAAGTGACTTAGAAACAACCCAAGAACTAATTAAAGCTACTCAAATAATATTTAACAAATACATTCGACTAAGGGACAAAGGTCAAGTTTGTATATCCTGCCAAAAGAAACCATTAAAAGAAAATGCAGGTCACTACTTCAATGCTAACAACCATTGGAACGTTCGCTTTAATGAATTAAATGTTCATCTTCAGTGCGAACATTGTAACACGTATTTAAGTGGAAACCTAATCGAATACCGCAAAGGATTAATTAACAAGATAGGAGAAGAAACATTAACACTTTTAGAAATGGAAGCTAAGCA